GTTAGAAGTTTATTACGGTGACGTGCTTGGTAAAGGTATGGATTCTGATCATAAGAAAGAATGGTATGATTTTTTATATCAATTGAGACACTTTTCTAAACGTAACATGTTAGAGTTTAGTTTAAAGCATATGAATAAACTTAAATATTCAATGCAGACAATGGCACAAGTATCTGAGAATAGAGAAATTAACGAATCTAAATACTACGGTTTCAAAAAAACATCATACACTAAACAAACAAAAGAAGCAAAACTCAAAATAGTACATTCAAAACCAATTGACGAAGAAGCAGGTGATCAACGTTACAGAAATGTAGCATCACTATATGTTGAAACATCAGAGGGCGAACGTTTTAAATTACCATTTACTAAACTATATGCAGGTCGTGCTATGGCAAGACACGTTAGTGAAGGTGGTAATCCGTACGATAGTTTTGGTACTTATATATGTGAGTTAGTTAGCGATATTAATACACTAGGTGCATTTACTAGATATGCTCGTGGGCATGACTGGCAAAATACTGAAACTGCTGGATTAGCAGAAAGAGGACTTAAACACTTTGGTGCTATTAAACGCAAAGTTAAATCAATGATTGGCAAACGTGGTTATCATAAAGCACTTGAAGCATTTGATCAACGCACTGAACTTCCAGAACAAGAAACAATGGATAAAGTTCGTGAATTATTTACAGAAAAATTATTAGATACTAGAGTAGAGTCGGCATTACCGGTGTTGACTAAATTAGAATTAGAGGGTAAGTCAATGAAAGAAGTTAATGAATTTGAACAATGGGCAGAGTCAACAGTGCAAGAAGGATTTGATCCAGAAGAATTTGAAGGTAAAGTTACTGTTCCTGGACCAGGTGGTTTTCCAACAGATATCACGTATACTGCTAAGGTAGACAACGAACAAAACACAGTACATGTAACTAAGTGTTCAAACGAGCAATATAGAGATGAATGTCAAGATGATGCTGAGGAAGAATGGGCTGATAGAGATGTTGACGTTCCAATGGAAGCCAAAGAATATGAATGTCCAACTTGTCGAGGTGCAGGTGATTATCGCGATGAAGAACATAAAAAACATGATTGTCCAGACTGTGAAGGTGAAGGCAAATATGTTGACGAAGGTAAAATGAAAGACCTAGCTATGGATATGAAAGAATTGTCAGACAAAGAGTTTGAAGAAAAATACCAAACTAAAAAGTCTGATTGGTCTGAAGTTAAAACACCTGGACTAAGACAGGATCCAAAGTATCCAGCATACATTGGTAAAATGAAAACATTTGCAGGCGACATAGCCGCAGAAGCAGAAGAAAAATTTACACAAGAAGAAATCCAAAAAGCTATTAGAATAGCAATGCACATGAAAGGTGATATGACAGACGCAACAGATGCTATTGATGCTATACACCCTGGATTAACTAACCATCCTGAAGTTGATGATGCTCTTAAACAAGCTAACGAAAGTGTAGAAGTAACAGAACAGTATGCACCATCAGTAGGTGATCAAATTGTTACAGGTAAAGGTACTAAAGGCACTGTTGAAACAGTAACAGATGAAGCAGTTGAGTTTAGAACTGAAACAGGTAAACTATTAAAAACTGCTATTTCAAACGTTGAACCAGATGCAGTAAACGAAGATGATGTAGAAGAAGGTAACGAGTTTACACTAGCCCTTGCTAACGCTAAACGTGATGGCAAAGATGAGTTTGAAGTAGATGGTAAAGTATATAAAGTAGAAGAAAGTCAAGTTGGACGTATAGTAGATTTGGTAAACTATAGAAAGTAACAGTATTGACAAACCCTCAAAAGAAGCACATAATTTAGTTTATGTGCTTTTTTTACGACCATTTGGTAAAATATACCAATATAACCGTTGACGGGATAAATAAATTATATTACACTATTAAGGTAGTGTTTTATTAGGCACACATTAAGGCAAATTATTATGGCACATAAAGGAGAAATACATTATGGCAAGTTTAGCAGATATCAGAGCAAAATTACAAGCTTCTGAAAACAACAACAGTAACAATCAACGTTCAGGTGGCGATAACGCAATTTACGCACACTGGAATATCAAAGAAGGCGAATCAGCGGCAATTAGATTCCTTCCAGACGCAGATCCAAACAACACATTCTTTTGGCAAGAACGAAACATGATTCGTTTACCATTTAACGGCGTTAAAGGCGAAATGGATAACAAGAACGTATTAGTTCAAGTTCCGTGTATTGAAATGTGGGGTGAATCATGCCCAATTCTAGCAGAAGTTAGAACATGGTTTAAAGATTCATCACTAGAAGAAATGGGTCGTAAGTATTGGAAGAAAAAGTCATACATCTTTCAAGGGTTTGTTAGACAAAATCCTATAGGTGATGATACTACACCAGCTAATCCAATTAGACGTTTTATTATGAGTCCTCAAATCTTTACTATTATTAAGTCAAGTTTGATGGATCCAGACATGGAAGAATTACCAACAGACTATAATGCTGGTTTAGATTTCCGTGTTACTAAAACACAAAAAGGTGGCTATGCTGATTACACAACATCAAACTGGGCAAGAAAAGAGTCTGCACTAACAGAAGCAGAACAGGCCGCAGTTAATGAACATGGCTTATTTACACTAGGAGATTTTCTTCCTAAGAAACCTAGTGAACAAGAATTAAAAGTAATGAAAGAAATGTTTGAAGCATCAGTAGATGGGCAACCATATGATGCTGAAAGATGGGGTGCGTACTACAGACCATCAGGTATGATGGCTCCAAAAGGATCACAACCAACAACTTCTACACCAAGTGCAACTACAACGCCAGCGGCAGACACATTTGAACAAGTGGCTCCAGCGGCTCCTGTAGCAGAAACTGCACCAGCAACTCCGGCTCCAACAGCAGAAGTAACACCTGCTCCAGTAGCTGAAGCGGCGCCAACAGAAACACCAGCACCAGCGGCTGAGGGTGGATCTAAAGCAGAAGATATTTTGAACATGATCCGTTCAAGACAGAAAACATCGTAACTAATTAGTAGTGGGCGATATAATACTATCGCTCACACTTTTTAATTTGGCAATTTAATCGTTGCACAATTTATTTGATGACTGTAAAATTACTTTTAAACACACAAGAAGAACAAGGAAGAGATTATGGCAAAACCATTTGACGTAAGTAAGTTTAGAAAGAGTATTAGTAAATCAATTTCTGGACTATCAATTGGATTTAACGATCCAACAGATTGGGTATCGACAGGTAACTATGCCCTAAATTATTTAATTAGTGGTGACTTTAACAAAGGTATTCCGTTAGGCAAAGTAACAGTGTTTGCTGGCGAATCAGGTGCAGGTAAAAGTTATATTTGTTCAGGTAACATTGTTAAAGAAGCACAAGAACAAGGTATCTTTGTAGTACTGATTGATTCAGAGAACGCACTTGATGAAGCTTGGCTACAAGCATTAAAAGTTGACACTGGACCAGAGAAACTGCTCAAACTCAATATGGCTATGATTGATGACGTAGCTAAAACTATCAATGACTTTATGGCTGAGTATCGTGCTATGAATGAAGAAGAAAGACCTAAAGTATTATTTGTTATTGATTCATTGGGTATGTTGTTAACACCAACAGATGTTGCTCAGTTTGAAAAAGGTGACATGAAAGGTGATATGGGTAGGAAACCTAAAGCATTAACATCACTAGTGCGTAATACAGTTAATATGTTTGGTAGTGCTAATGTAGGTATGGTGTGTACTAATCATACATACGCATCACAAGACATGTTTGATCCAGATGATAAAATATCAGGTGGACAAGGTTTTATTTACGCTTCAAGTATTGTAGTAGCAATGAAGAAAATGAAACTGAAAGAAGACGAAGATGGCAACAAGATATCAGAAGTTAAAGGTATTAGAGCTGGTTGTAAGATTATGAAAACACGTTACGCTAAACCTTTTGAAGGTGTACAAGTTAAAATACCATATGAAACAGGTATGAACCCGTACAGCGGACTAGTTGATCTAGCAGAGAAACAAGGCATACTTAAGAAGGACGGTAATAGACTACGCTTCGGTGAGCCAGACAGTGCTAATGAAATTAAACAGTTCCGTAAAGCATGGGAATCAAATACTGATGGTTGTTTAGATAAAGTAATGGAACACTTAAAAAATCAGAACAATGAGGTAAATATCGAAGATATTGAGGCAAGCATGGATGTAGCTACAGAAATGCAAGCACCGGAGGCAGTAGAACCAGTAGAAGAAACAAAGGAATAAAAACATGCTAAACGCAGTTGCAGAAATTTTTGAAACGTTAAAAACACATATCAATGAAAGCAATCACAAAGAAGCCGCCATTGATTTAGTACACACTCTGGTCGATACCCAGGGTGTTAGTCCTAAAGAGATCAGAGAATCTACACTAATGGATGACGAAGAAGTTCGTGAAGCATTAATAGATTATGATGATACTGTTATTGAAGAAGATGACGGTTTAGATGTCTGGGGCGACGAATTTGACGATAGCGAAGAAGAAGAGGATTACTAATGACTTGGTACAGTGATGTAACTAAAGATATTACAAAAATACCTGATATGCTGTTATTTTATGAAAATGAATTAATGACAGCTAAGAAGGAATGCTCGGTATACGGTAACGTAGAAAAGAACATTCGTGACTTACCTGGTATTACTGAACATCGCTTTAATCAATTACAAGAAATAGAAGCAGTGCTTAATTATCTAAACATACAACTACGTAAGATTAGACGTAAGCACTTTCAAAAGTATCTTGAAGCTTACCAACGAGCATTAACATCACGTGATGCAGAAAAGTATGTGGATGGAGAAGACGAAGTTATTGACTTTGAAACATTGATCAATGATGTAGCACTGTTAAGAAACAAATGGCTTGGCATATTAAAAGGTTTTGAATCAAAGAACTTTATGCTAGGACACATAGTTAGATTAAGAACATCAGGAATGGAAGACGTTAGTGTATAGACAATTATTAGGTCAAGAAAGTCACGACAGTAGTCTACAGATCCTAAACGAACTTGGTCACTATACTTCATTTATGGAGTCAGTTGGAACTGTTCTCGATATTGGACACGGTAACGGACATGATTTAAATTGGTGGGCAACTAGAACTATTGACCCAGATGACAAGACTCCTTTAAACATCAAGTGTACTGGTATTGATATTGACGATACGTTTGACTCAAAATATTCCCATCACAATATCACAACGGTAACAGATAACTTTGAAGACAGTAAATTAAAACATAGTCAATTTGATGTAATTTATGCTCACAATGTTTTACAATATGCTGTCAATCCATTGCAAACTTTAGGACATTGGTGGGATTTAGCAAGAGATAACGCAATGTTAGTAATTGCTGTTCCAGAATCAACATTCTTACAACACAATGCAGTAATAGCTGACCAACATAGTCATGACTACCATCATTGGAGTCTAGTCAGTCTAATACATCACCTAGCTGTCAACGGCTGGGACTGTAAAGATGGATTTTTTAAAAAAGAAAGAAACAACCCTTGGATATATGCAGTAGCTTATAAACAACCTAACTTTCAAAAATTAGACTATCGTACTACAACCTGGTTTGATCTAGCTGAACAAGAACTGTTACCTGAAACAGCAGTCAACAGTTTAAATCAATGGAACCTTGTTAGGCAACAGGATCTTAAAGTGATGTGGTTAAATAAACAAATTTTCGACTTCCGCAACTACTAACCTGATAAATATAAACTTAGTATATAATTATTGAGTTTATGTCAACAATACCACATACAGTAATCAATGTTTTTATAGGCTGGGATTCAAGAGAACCTATTGCCGCAGATGTCTGTGCATACAGCATATTGAAACACGCATCATGTCCTGTTAAGATACACTATCTCAAATTAAACGAACTAGAATCTCAAGGTACAATAACCAGAGAGAGAGATAAGAACTCCTCAACTGAATTTACATATACTCGATTCCTAGTTCCTTATCTAATGAATTATACTGGTAAAGCTATATTTTGTGATTGTGATTTTTTATGGACCAGTGATATCAAAGAAGTATATGATCTATTGCCCAATCATAAATCAGTAGCAGTGGTGCCACATGATGAATATGGTTATAGTCCAAAGACAGCAAGCAAGATGGACGGGCAACTACAAACATTTTATCCTCGTAAGAATTGGTCATCAATGATGGTATTCAATTGTGATACTGCTGACAGTCAACGATTAACATTAGATGCAGTCAATGGAAAGAAACCTAGCTATTTGCATAGACTTGAGTGGGTGGGCTCTGACAACAGTATTGAGAAATTGCCGCCGAACTGGAACTGGTTATCGGGATACTACAAAGAAAAAGATTACGGCACACCTAACGTTATACACTATACCGACGGTGGTCCTTGGTTTGATGATAAGGATCTCCCGTTTGAAATGCACCTCAACAGCTGGAACGATGTACAGTACGGATACTTGTGGAATGATTATCTAGCGGAGCACAAAAAGTCTTGCCCTGTTGATAAAAGAAATAGGATTGAAGTTGATCAAGTAACGTACGGCCCAGAAATGAAACGGTTATATACTGATTTACAAAAAGTATTATTAGATGGGTATGACGTATACAATACCCAATCTTGTCAGGACATAATTAAACAGATTAAAAAACAACGCAGTACACAAGGAGTATTAGGAGTAAGCGATATGAGTGAGCTAAGTCAATCATTACGAGATAAAGGATATAAATGGGACAAGGTAGTTGAATATTTCTGTCAAGGTGCTGGCGGCACACTAACTGATTGGAAAACAATATACGACGGAAAAGCTAAACAAGATAAACGACCATTGGCATTTAGAGGTATTACTAAACGACATATCTATGATTGGTGTCAAGACAATAAGAGAGACTTTTACTTTGTTGATACCGGCTACTTTGGCAATACAAAAACAAAAAACTGGCATAGAGTAACTAAAAATAGTTTACAGTATTGTGGCAAGTTAAGAGATGTTCCTAGTGATAGATACATTAAAGCAAATGGGTATACAAAAAAGTTTACTCCAGGTGGAAAAATATTATTGTGTCCGCCCAGTGAAAAGGCTATGCAGTTTTATGGAGAAGACTTAGATGAGTGGATGGAAAATACATTATCGCAGATTAAAAAACATACTGATAGAGAAATTGTAGTTCGTCTTAAAAAGTCAAGAAAAGAAAGAGTCTACCAAGACACTATACAACAAGCTCTTCAGGATGACATACACTGTTTAGTTACTTACAATTCAATTGCTAGCATTGAAGCATTAATGGAGGGCAAACCTGCGTTTGTTCTAGGGCAAAATGCCGGGTCACCTCTATGTTTAAATGATTTAAGTAAAATTGAAACACCTTTATATCCAAGTCAAGATGAAGTTATGTACTTGTTAAGTAATCTTGCCTATCATCAATTTACACAAGCTGAGTTACAAAACGGTGATGCCTGGAGATTAGTACAGGAATGGAATAGTAAATGAAAGTAGCCGTTTACCTTAGCGGAATACCTAAACGAAGCAAGAACGAATTTAAAAAAATGATCTTGCGTAGTTGGCACGACGGTGTACGAGCTGTAGGTGATAAAGTTGTACTAGTAGAAGACAATCGTATTGTCAACTGCGACATTGCTGTAATACAAGGATATGTACACGAACACAGCAGACAAAGTCCACATCTATTAATTAGAAAAAATGCAATTGATCATCAACGACAGCATGGTAAACACAGTTTAATCATTGATAGCAATCTTTATCAATTTATGAATCCACAAGATATTAACAAATATTTACGTTACGGACTAGATGGCATATTTGCAAATGACGCTTGGTACTTTAATAAAAATCCTGATCTATCTAGATGGAACAAAATTAAACAGTCATATGGATTTGAGGAACGTGACTATCACTCAGGTACAGATATTTTAGTATGCTTACAACGAAGTGGTGGGTGGTCAATGGCAGGCGAAGATGTTTTAAATTGGATAACCAAAACTATTAATGTTGTTAGAGCAAGTACAGATAGACCAATTGTTGTTAGAGGACATCCGGGCAATTTAGAAACAAT